CTATGAGATTCACTGCCCAACAACACCATCAAGTGTTTAATGAGGGGGCAACAGCAAGGACATGGTGGGAACATCACGACATGATAAACCCAACATGGAGAAACATTATCCAGGAAAGAGTTGATGCGGCAGCGTAGCTGCTCTTCCCCTGGATTATCCAGGCAACATAGTGTTGCAGGATACAACCGAATAACTCCGACAGTACTCGAAAGAACTCGAGGGTTACCAATATTACAATGAGGTGGCACGAGGTCGTCTTGTGTAGGGTACACTACCCTTCTACTATATATAGTATATATAAAAATATATATATATTTTAAATTGTATATTAGAGAGGGGTGTGCCTGTTCGCCAAAAATGGTAACCCCTGTGTTCTGCCGAGTTCTTTCGGTGTTCAGTCGAAGAAAACTATTGACGAGGAGACAAACTTATGTTACTATCTATTATTATTTATTTGAGTGGAGTGATTTCACTACCATTATTTTATTGGACTTTCGTTATCGTACATGATGTACGCATGACACTAGAACGCAAAGCAAAAGGAGACTAAGATGAATCCACTAATCAAGGGGGCAGAACAAATTAGGTATCAGTCCCCACGATACGAGCCAATCTATGATGAAGATGACAATGTCATAGATGAGGAGTGTGTGCAATCTGGTACTGATGTGATTGATACATTCATCATACCTGTACACAATGATGGCAAGCCCAGGTATTATAGGCTTCGCTACCCAGTACACGCCAAAGAACATAAACGTAGATGGGAGAACTGGCTCAACCAACAACTTGTAGACGCTGAGCCTTATCGTGTTAAGGTTAGTAAGGTAGGCAGACGAGTGCTCTTTAGCATTGACCCTAACTTCACAATCAAAAGAGAAAAAGCCTTACGCAGAGTTGAGGCTAATAGGAAGCGAATGATACGAGCATCCAGGATTGTAGCCGAGCTGCCGCAAGCTGCAGGTAACGAAGACAATCCCTGGGAAAGTTTTGAGTTAGAATGGGAAAGACAAAGGCAAGAAGAAAGGAATGACTATGAAGTATAATGTAACAACTTGGGAAACACTTGAGTGTACCTACGAAGTCGAGGCGACCAGCAAGGATGATGCCTGGGAACGAGTGCTTGACAATGAGGGTAAGCAAACAAGTAGGACATGGAAAGAGAATGGCTCTTACATAGTAGAACCCAAGTTCCCTGACTCATCACCAGAGTTTCCTGGTAATGTAGTAGACTTTAAGACAAAGGTCTTAGAGATAATGAAGAAGAAGAAACCCATTGACAAGGAGAAATAATTATGTTAAACACAATGGACTTAGTGAGAATCAAATGGCTTGATGCAATGTCAGATGATAACACATGGCAAGAGTTGTCTGAGTTAAGGCAACAACAACTACGACCTGTCGAAACTGTGGGGTGGATACTTACAGACTTCGGTGGTAAGATAGTAACTGTCTCATCTTATGATGAGGAAAGTAAGACAGGTGGTGGGGGTGTGGTTATCCCTACTAATTGTATAACAGAGATACAACATCTTGAGGGAGGAAGAATTGAGCAATACGAAAATGGCAAACCCACTGTTGCAAGAGGCTTACAAGACTAGGCTTTTTACATATGGCACATTAAAAAAAGGGGGCAGACTTGAGGAACTGACAAAGAGGTCTGAGTTTATGGGAGAATACTACACCGTACACTCGGTGTTTCAGATGAGGGATTATGCTAACGCATTTCCTATTGTGTTCTTTGATTATGGACAAGCAGAAGGTAAGTCAATCAAAGGTCATCTGTATGAGTGTGATGTACGAGCAGTGGAATGTATTAATCAAATGGAAACCAATGCGAACTACACACCACACATAGTCGACGTCATTAACGAAGAAGGTAACATCACTAATGCGTTGATGTTTGTTAACTGTAATCGTGGTGCTGTGGCAGATTCACAGCTATCACTAAGAAATATCATTGAGGAGAAAGGATACCAAGAATGGCAACACTCGGTGGATTGGTAACATACATATGTGTGTATGGATTTTATATTATGGGAGCTTTGAGTTTCTTCTTTGCCCCCAACATAGTGACGTTCGGTTTTCTATGTTTCACAGTTTATATATTTGTAAGGAAAAAAGATTATGAAAAAGAAAAAGAAAAGTAAATGGAGTAAAGGTATAGGTTTGCGGGAAGCAACGCCAAGAGATGAAGATATCCTGGATGAAGGAGACTTTGTAATGGATGGCTACTCAGTGCAGATACCAAGTGGTCAATCGAAAATAGATATAGATGATTTGACTTTAGATCAAGACGACTATGAACTACAACAAGAGGAGGCTACCAATGGCATGGAATCCGAAGACGCAGAACCTATTGCAGTTGACAGATATTTCAGACGCATTAGATAAAGCAATAGAATATTTAGACACATCTGAATTAGATGAGCCTAAGATTATAATAAAAAATGACAATGCTTTTGCGTTGCGTATGCGCATGTATAAATTTATGAAAGCATATAAATTACAAATGGTAGGTAACGATAATGTAGATGAAAATAAATACAATCATTTGAAGGTAGTGTCTACAGATGACGAGGTAATAATTACATCATCACTTGAACAACAACCCTTAACATTAATGACAGGGGAGGGGGATATACTATGAAGAAAAATAAGCTAGAAGATATGTTCACTAAATGCATAGAAGAAATGCGTGAGCCTATAACAGAACTGTCAAAGAAATATCCTGTGGATATTATTAACAGTGCTATGTTAGAGTTAGCTTTACGTATGTTACTTATGCGAACAGGTACAATGAGTACCTTGCATATGTTTAGCAGCGCTGTTGCTACGATCCTGGAAAAAGGTCCATTGGTTGAGGCATTCGGTCAAGACAACGAACTAGATGAAGTAGATTGGTTAGAGAATGGTACTCTAATTAAACCAACAGTACACTAGGAGAGAGTATGGATGAGAGAATAGTACACGTACCTACACGAATGAAACATTGGGAAGATGAAATGTACAATGCAGAGTTTGAAGATAGGTGGAGAGCATACCACGAATTTAAAAAGTTGTATGAATACTATAAAGAACTACATGAAAGGGGACACGAATATGAACCAAACTTTTAAGAAGATAACACCGGGTCATGGCAAATCCTGGTATGTTAAATGGACAGCTTCTGTTATCATCATCATAGGCATGGTGCTAACAGCAGTAGAGATAAGCCCACTCAATTTGTTCTTCCATTTAGGTGGAGTAACGGGTTGGTTTATCGTCGGTTACATGTGGCATGACCGAGCATTGATGACAGTCAATTCAATAGCCATGTTTATATTTGCAGTAGGAATTTTGTTAAACTTTTAGCTTGACATTTTTTCTATCTGTGATACTATTAATAATAAAATAAGGAGAGATATGAAATACGATATAACAACATCACATATGTACACACAACATTGGACAGTTGAAGCTGATTCCAAAGACCACGCGGAAGAAATATTTAAGAAATGTAAAATAGAATGGAGCAAGGAACTACGTAAGTATGTATGTAGATACCCAATACCATATGTGTTACAAGGATTAGTTACTATTCCCGATGCAGAGTTACGTGCCATCAACGTAGTACCTGGTCAAAACGAACCACAATTTACAAAGCTAGGAGAGAGTAATGACTGATGAAGTAAAGCAAGAAGATGAATTAGTTATACCTGTCGACTTGTTGGATAAAGACCCATTGGAATTAGCAGAGAGTGAGGAAGATATACAAACTATTGTTACTTACTTACGTGCTACCAGGGAAAACATCCGAGCAACAGAGAAGGCAGGTAAACGTATCACCAGTAAATCAGCAAGAACTAAACCTAAACAATACGAAACAAATGTATTGGACATGCTAGTTAAGGAGGCATAATGGAACAACCAGATAGACTAAAGAAGTTTATACTACAAGACGGTAACCCTATTCAAAAGATATGGGATACATCAAGTCTATCATCATTCCTATCATGCCCCCGTATGTACAACTGGACTAACCTACAAGGGTATAAGTCTAAGACATATGGCATGGCAACAGGCTTTGGTTCTGCTGTACACGAAGGACTTGAAGTCCTTGACATTCAGAAATTCAAGGGGGCAACAAAGGATGAAGCTGTGGTAGCAGCTGTCAAGCATGTGCTCCTGGAATTTGGTGAGGCTTTAAACTTATCAGAAGATAAGGCACGGGGGTTGACTGCAGCTTTACGAGCTATTACCTGGAGAGCAGAAGAATTTTGGGAAGACCTATTTGAAATAGCTACCATGCCAAATGGAGAGCCTTGCCTTGAGCAAAGGTTCGAAGTACCATTCGGTAATGGAGAGTACAGATTCTCTGGTCGTATTGATAAGGTAGTACAACTAGAAGGTAAGTTATATCTATGTGATGTTAAGACAACGAAGACAACACTTAACTCTAATTACTTTGGTAACTTCATGCCGAACAATCAAGTGTTCAGTTATCTATGGGCTGCCAGGGAAGTACTAGGTTTGGACGTAGCAGGATTTATTATTGATGCTGTGCAAACAGGTGTGCACTTCACTAGGTTTGATCGTAGTGTATACAATGTACCAACAGATTTAATAATGGAATGGTATAAAGATGCAATGCATACATTAGATACATCAACAAATTATTTTAATAAACAATATTACCCAGCAGATTTCACTGCTTGTAACAACTATGGTGGCTGTCGATTTAAAGAAGTCTGTTCAGCTTCACCTGATCGTCGTAATCTTTTCCTGGATAATGATTTCGATAAACAACCTCATCCAGATTTAGTGGAGGCTTATGCAGAAGCAGTATAATAAAAAGAATAAATATCAAAGAGATAAATGGTATTCTGATACCACTACTTTATTAAATATAATAATAGTATTAAGTATAATAGATATAGTTGGTTGGTATTTAAGGTGGGTATCATGATCGTCAACATTTTGTTGGGATTAATCCTAGCAGATTTATTACTCATTACACTTATGGTATTTGTAATTGGTAAAATTATTGATGAAAGATTAAAATAAGTATTGACACGGAAAGCGATTCATGTTAGTATGTTAACTTCACAGGAGATAAAAATGGCAAACATTAAAACACACAAGTCAGCAGAGTATACAAAGCTTATGTTGGTAGGGGATAGTGGTTCGGGTAAAACCACAGCACTAGCCTCACTTGCAAATGCGGGATACAATTTACGTATCCTAGATTTTGATGACGGTCTATCCATTCTTCCAGAGTTTTTAAATAAAGATGCAGTTAAGAATGTATCCTTTATTACTTGTAAAGATTCTTTAGGACAAGCAACAGCTTTCCGTAAGGGTGTACAAATGATTACTAACTGGAAGGATGGCGACGAAGATTTTGGTTCAGTTAAGAACTGGACTAATAAAGATGTACTTGTTATAGACAGCTTGACTTTGATGGGCGAGGCAGCATTACGTGGTGCCCTGGTTTTTAATAATAAGAAACCAACCGACCAACCTAGTCAACCAGAATGGGGCACAGCCGCAAGGGATGTGCAACATATCATACAATATATAACAGGTTCAGAAGTACCGTGTAACGTAGTAGTAACTACGCATATGCAGTACATGGAAGGAGACTTAGGTGTATCTAAAGCATACCCAACAAGTGTAGGATCTAAACTATCCACCAAAATAGGAAGATACTTTAACTGTGTATGTAGGATCGACACACGGTCTTCAAGCAAGGGCACGGAGCGAACCCTTAGAACAGTATCAGATCACAAGATGGATTTGAAAGTGACAGCACCTAGTCGTGTTGAAGCTAACACCGAATGTGATTTAGCTAAGCTATTTGATTCTATTCAAAAGAATGCTCAAAGCAAATTGAACAAAGACACAGGAGGTAAATGATGTCAGATGTTTTAGACTTTTTAAACATGACCCCAGGTGAGATACCTGAATCAGTAACACTACCAGAAGGTAGCTACGATTTCACTATCACTTCTTATCGTTCGGATAAGGTGGGGGAAAATCAAACACCATTGGTACGCATGAATTGTAAAGCCGTTGGTGTGATCCAATCTGATTTAGCAGATTCGGATTTGGTAAATGCCGAGCCAACTCGTATTGAGTTCTGGGCTACACCAAAAGCAATGCAACAAAGCAATCCCGCTTTGTCATTGAAAGCCTTTCTATTAAAGGGATTGGAAATGGATGACAGTTCGTCGTTCAGTGAGTTGCTTGAGCAAGCAATCGGCCAGACCTTTAGTGGTATTGTCAAGCATGAAATGGTTGGCAGAAACAAGGACATACTTCAAGCATCTATCAAAAGGATAATTAAGAAGTAGTCCTATGGGTGAGTATGCAGTATATAAACGAGTATCATCACGCAAGCCTCAATCAGCCGAGGCTTGTAAGATTGCGTTCGTATTCGAGTACCCTACCAACAGTGAAACAATCGCTAATACAATCCTGCGTGGGGGCACGGGAAAAGTATTTGCCGAACTCTGTGACATTGCAGGTATCAACCTCGACAACTGTTTACTCACCCACACTATACAATTAAAACCCCACCAGAACACAGCACAATACTTCTTTCATAAGAGAAGTGAATACAAAAGATTATGTAAGACAACCGAGTGGCGTTCACCTTACGCCCCAACAAGTGAAGGATATCTTAAGCAAGAATATGAGCAAGACATTCAAAGGTTACACAAAGAAATAGAAGAAGCCAATCCAAATATCATTATCGCAATGGGTTCAGTATCTTTGTGGGCAGTGACAGGACTAGCTAAGATTGGTAAGAACAGAGGAGCCACGTTGATAACTGAGCTTCTAT